GGAAGGGTGACAAGGAATAACGCAACCTGAGTCATTCTGGTGCGTTCTGGAGGCATTGCTATGCCACTCAGTTGGTGCAATTCGAAAAGAACCCAGTAATTTGACTATCGACAAGCCAAACTCTGAGTATTATCAAACCCCAACCGACCATTATCTAGATTAACTTTGACCATGCGGAAACCATACTTTGCACCGTCACTTCCATCCTTTTGTTTGGTGATAGTTATATTGCCTGACCCTGCATATTGATTATCTTGGAGCGCTGCATCCAGGCGCTGTAACTCCAACTCTGTGTCCAATGCACCAAGCAATGAACTATGCCCACGCAAACCCTTGGTAATATCTTTTCCAACGTGGTGGACTATCTGCAAGGCGCAGTCCAAGAGCCGCTGAATCTTTGACAAAGAGGCAATGAAGGCACCCATATCTGAGCTGTCATTCTCATTGCCACCGCCAAACGCTCTAGCCAAAGTGTCCACCTGGACCAACTCAAACCTGATCTCCTCCCGCTGCACAAGGTTGCTGATCGCCAGGTGCAACTGCTGAATGTCCTCCTTCGAGGAGCGAAGGTTCAACTGGTGCCTGATGACATAAACCTTGGCACCAGGCGCTGTCCTGTGGTGCAGGCGGCAGGCTCTAATCCTTGCTCCAACACCGCCATGACCCTCTCCGCAGATGTAAAGCACTGCGCCAGGCACAGACACTTCCTTGCCCATCCAGGCTGTACCCGTAGCCACCGAGTGAGCAATGTCCAGTGCCACAAACGATTTGAATGAACCTGGTGGCCCGAACAGTGCGCTGAAGCCTCGCCGCGGGAGTACATCTTGTATCAACCACTCCACGGGTTCATCTTCGATTGAATCCCAAGGCTCAATGCGAATCTTGCTTTCCTCGGGCACTAACTCTAACGCTGGCTCTGGCGTGAATTCCTCGGCGTCTATTGATAGTTCTATCTCTGGCTCTGAGTCTTCCGCTGGTGGTGGTGGTAGATAGACAATCTCTGATGCGTCAGCGAGAGGCTGCAGCCCTTTGCACAGCGTCATCAGTTGAGCCTTGTCACCGCCAGCCGCAACCCACTCAAACGCATCCTGAGTGTGCCCAACGGGTAACGCCAGGAGTCGAATACTCTTGGCAATGGGCAGAAGTGCTGCTGCCACCAGAGAGGCGTAACGGTAACCGGGTTGGTCATTGTCTGGGACCAGGACGATGTTGAGATCGGCAAACCAAGTGCTGTTGGCAGCAGGCCAGCTACCAGCACCAGTATGCGAGGTGCTGGTGAAGACGCCAATGGACGCCAGGGCATCAGCGGCTTTCTCACCCTCGCAGATGAACACTGGCTTATTCTTGCGGCTGGCGTACAGCACATCACTCAGGCGGTAGGGAATGACCCTGGCACCCTGCATGGACGCCTGGCGTGAACCGTCCTCCATCACCCGCAACAGCTTGTACGTCTTGCCTTTGCTGTCTGAAGTCCAAAACCTTTGCTTGACAAACAGCACCACGCCATGTTCATCAACATACTCCCACTCGCCTGTCAAATTAATTTGCCTTGGTGCTGGTGGGAATTGCACAGGCACTGGCCTAGGCATTGGTGCCGGGTGATGACCGTTGATGGGTCTGATCACCAGAGGCTCAACCCATTCGCTGAGTTGTGGCAACAGCCCCATATCCCTGACTGCTGACCAAACATCATGCTGGGAGCAGCCACCATGACACTTCATCAGCAACTTGCCATCTTCCTCACAGATTGACAGGGACGGGTTCTTATCCCCGTTCCCTTGCCCGTGGTCAAGGACCGGGCAGGACGCTAACCAATGCCCGTTTGCTGCTGGCCTTGACCTGCCGAGTGCTGCTGCAATTAACTTTGCATCGTTCATGGTGTGCAGTTTCCATTGTTTCTATCCTCTGCTCCAATTCGTAGACCCTGTTCGCCAGGGCAATGAGGAGCAAATTCCATTGTTCTTGATTCATTGGGGGCAAAAAAACCCGGCACCAGGCCGGGTTCCTTTGTCAGTTTAAGTTCAGTTGAACATTTCCTCGTCGTCCTGCTGCTGTTTCACAGGTGCTGGTGCTGGTTTCGGCTTTGCAGCCTGACGCACTGGCGCTGGCGCTGGTGCTGGTTCCTCAAAGTCAGCATCTACCGGGTCAGCGTCCAATGCCGCTGGGCGGTTAATCCAGTTCTTCAGCGTGAAGTTTGGTATTGCCGTGTTGCCTGCACCTATCTTGAGGCTGGTGGCACCCTCATACTTGATCACAGGCACCTTGCCAGGGTTTGCATCAGCCGCCTTGTCGCAGGCGTTGTAGATGGCCTGGAAACCTTTCGTCACCCCTACGCCATTGGCGCACCACTCAACGACACCTGTCGGCTTACTAAACAGCTTCACGCTGAACCCATACTTGTAGTCTGGGCTGGGCTGCTTGCCCTTGACGCCAACTTGAGCGTCCTCCACCCAATCCCGTTGTCCCACTGCCAGCAGCAGCCACCCAGTTCGCACTGAGTCCAGGTCCATGACCATTGTGTCGATGGTGATTGCCTCCTTGTCCGAGTTCTCCCAGACCTTTGTCTGAGCCATAAAGCGGATGTAGGCACCGCCATTGCCATTTGAAAGATTTAGCATTTTGAATTTCCTTTAAGAGTTGAGAATTACGCTTTCGCCTTACTCACCCAAGTCCATTGCTCGGCACAGGGTGAGTCCACTAGACACCTTCTTTGTCAAGGTATCCGTGACTGTTGACCCCTTCGCCAGCAGCTTCTCGGCTGCGGCAGGGGTAATGATTTCTTTGGGGTAAATCTGAATTGATGTCAGCCCAGCATCATGCAGCGCAAGTGCAGCTTCCTGCTCATCATTCCATGACCTCTTGGCCTGCTTTGGCCCCATCTGCCATCCGCGAAGTGATGCACCTTCCTTAATGCGCTTAGTGGCATAGGTTTCCAATGCCTTGATGAACGCCTCGACCTTGCTGATGCTGTCCAGGAACGATGTCAATTGCTCGTTGGAGAGCGCCTCTGGTGCCTGCGCCACGCTCATCACATTGAAGGGTTCAATGTGCGCGGGACAGATTGGCTTGGCTGGGCACCACTGGCAGGCAGCTTCACTTGGCACTGCCTCGGCTGTGGTGGCCATTGCCGCTGCCACTGCTGGTATCAGCACCTGCGCCTCCCACTTTAGCAACTCAGGCACTGTCATTGTGTGACTGCGATTGACGCCATGCACAGGCTGCACAATGGTCATTGTCACTGTCTTGAATTGCTTCTTCGCCAACCGCATACCACCTAGTGCGTATATACGCATCTGATCACTGTCAGCATCCACCCAGCCTCGGCCTGTTTTCAAATCACCAATGATGAACTCCCCAGTGTCGTCTGACCAGCCCAAGACATCAGCAGTCCCCGCCACTCGCACCGCGGGAGTCTCATAGGCTGTGACAAACTGCTCAACAAAAACATTGCCCAGGCGCAGTTCCTCTGTCTCAATGTAGTCCAGGTGCTTCCTTGCGTAAGTGATTGCGTCCTCGTCCATCCTGACGCCTTCAACGTCAATCCCCAGCCACTCCTCGGGTGTGCTACTCGTCATAAAGCAAGACTCTCTCAGAGAGTGAATTGCAGTTCCACGCTGGGCGGCAGCGCCTGCTTCACCCTTGGGCATCTTCGCTGAAAGCTGAACGCTTGCCGGGCAAGCAATCCACCTGGCGGCTGCACTTGGCCTGAGAGTTATCTGTTCCATTGCGCTCTTTCGTTGTGACTGTCTTCAATCAGGATTTGGTACACCAAGACTCTGATCTCTTGGGACACAGCATGACCCAGGTCATCAGGGTTCAGCATCCGCTGCAAGAGTTCTGTCTTCATGCTGCACTGGCGGCGAGACTTTTCTAGTTCAGCGTTGAGGTACAAGATGTGCGCCTTGAGCGTTTGGCGCTCACTGCTTTGAAGTGATGTCATATCGTCCCCGCCAGTGCGATTAAAACAGCGTCAGCGCGTCCATCGTCCTTGACCCGTGCAAAGAGATGCGCTTGACTCGGAAACAGCTCCATGACCCTTTGGCGTGAGCCGTCCTTGCCCTTGGCGGCACCTGATTGCTTCTGCCAGGCTTGCGGAGTTGTGAAGGTCACAGGTATCTGCTTGGCGGCAAGCACTCCCTCAATGATGCCAACGCTGCGCCCAAAGCTGAACATCGAAGAGACACCCTGGCCTGGCATTGCGCCTACCTTTTCGACTGTTGCCCGGTGCGGTGAGAGCTGCTGCATCAACAGCGAGAGTCCAGCGGGACAGACTTGGCGCTTTTGGCTCTTGTTGCGCTCCACCGTCACTGTTGGCATATCGTGTACGCTGACCAGCACTCCGCTGACCAGCAGAGCAATAGCGCCTGATGCGCCTGGGTCAATGCCAATGACCCGAGAAAAGGAGGAGGTGGACGCTTGGCCCACCCCCGAAACAGGCAACTGCATAGCCTGGTGGGATTGTAAATTGCTCATGCCAACTCAGGCCAAATCTTGGCCCAGTTGCCCTGGCAAAGCATCTGCCGGGTGACTGTCCCATTGCTTGCAGCCTCCACTCGGATGGCCTCTGCAGGACTCATGTCCCGCCTACCACTGAGGCACTGGTAGAGCCATTGCTCATTGAGTCCAACCCGTTCTGCGAGTTCTTGGCGCTGCTGCGCTGTGAGTTTGTTTTCCATGCGGAGAAGTCTAGCAGACTGCTATAGCGTCAAGTCAAGGAATTTGGCTAGGTGTTTACCCTTAAGGGTTTTCAGTTGAAATAATTGCTTGTGCTGTACTAGCGTGACGCTA